GACATGCTCATAAGTTGTAAGATCAAACTTTTCAAAGCACAAAATACCTTGTCGATATCTTCTACCCCTCAAATATTGTTTATTCGAACATTCAATTACATTATCAAGATCACCCCTTTGGAAAATGTACTGGTTCCATGCATTGACATATTTCAGTCTTGGATTTACTTGCTCTGCATTTTCAGCTTCCGGCTCTACGAATCCAATACTTGAATTATACTCGTTTCTATCTTTTTTGTAATTAAAAAAAGTATAGTAAGCCAATAAACTGATTTTTTCAGCGTTTGCAAGACCAACCCATTTCCTGGTAACCGTTTTTCCACAAAACTCAAAAGAGAATTCTTTCCCGTCCAAAATGTCTTTATAAATCTGAACGGCAGGATTATTAATAAATAACTCATACAATTCATACCCCAACACAGAAAGCAAAGCTTCCTTTTCACGCTTATCAATTGCAGAATTTAGCCCGGCCAATATGGTCGTATTGCTTCTGTTTGAAATTGCAATGTCGTTTATGAAATATGATTCGTTAATTATCATCCTTTTAGTGCGTTAATGAAGGCCATCGATTAAGACGGCCTACATTGGTGATTACTTTTTAGCTTTCGCCGCTTCCGCTTTTTCTTCTTCGATTTTAAGAAGAGCCTGCTTAGTTTTTTCCAACTCAGCTTCCTCACGCTCGTTCGCTTCATCGACTAGCTTTTGAGCTTTCGCCGCTTCTGCATCCTTCGTAGCCTGCTCTTGCTTCAATCTCAGGTCGTCTTTAGCCTTCTGCTTATCTGCTTCTGCCTTTTCAATTGCATCTACTACTGCTTTGGCCTCTGCCGCTTCCGCTTTCTCATTCTCAGCCCTTATTGCTTTAAGGTCTGCAGATATCTTCAGTTGCCTTTCGATTTCAGCTTCTTCATTAGCAATGGCAGCCTTAGATTTCCTGATCACCAATTCAAGACCGTTTCGCTTGCAGTACAACTTAAACTGTTTTTCAAGCGAAGCAATCTTTTTATCCGGTCCTTTGACGCTTAAAATGCTCATTAGGCGGTTTCAAGTTCAGTTTTCGCAGTTGAGAACTTACCGAATAAGAACCAGTAAGGATTGTAAATTGGGAAGATAATTTCTTCTTCAATCACAACCACAATTTCATTCTTCTTCACTGTCTCAACATCTTCAACGAATTGAATATTTAAAGGTGTGTACTCCTTCAATTCTAATCCATTTCTAGAGAAGTCACCGGAAATAAACTTACCGTAAGGCATCGCGGTAGTTGTAACTATTGGTTTTCCATTCACTCCTACAACCTTGCCGTCAGCATTCTTTTGGATTGCAAGATAGTTACCCTGGGTATCTTTCAATAATCCCATTTGAGTAGCTTGGCTTGGATGAATAACGTGTCCAGTTACAGAGTATTCACCGGCTTCCAATGTAGCATCAGCAACGGCCAATACATCATATTCCTGTGCATTATCAATAGCAAGATAAAATGGTGAAGTAGAGCTTCCCGTCCAGGTTGTTGCCACATTTGCATCAGCCGTAAATGCCTGATCAATTACCACCTGAGTAGTGTTAATCACTTCAACTGCCGTATGCGTACCATCGTAAGTCGTTCCGGTCGTATTTGCCAGAATAAGATTATCACCGTTTCTCATAAGATGACGTGCTGCAAATGTTATTAAAGTTTGCGTTCCTCCATTATATGTAGCATGTGAGGCAAAAGCTGTGGCGAGATAGGTATTTGGTGTCAAATCAAAAGGCTGAGCATCATTAGCCAAACCCTTAACATTATTACCAGCACCATCACCAAATAACAATTGAACATCCTCGACAAATAATGTAGCATCAGGTAGCTTGGTAAGAACCTTATCAATTACCCACTGCAATCCATTTGTTTTAAACCATCGTTTGGAAATTCTCATTGAATTGGCAATACGCTTAATTCCCCAAGTATTTTCCTTTGATTTAAACACACTTTCCGGAGCTTCACCATTTTCTGCCAACATTACGGCACCCAATGTCAATGCATCGGAAAAGTCATAAACTTGGCCTGCTACAATTTGCGCCTGGTCAGTCATTCCAACATTGATGATATCACGAACGTGTGATGTTCTCGTTGGATCATCATCACGAACAATGTCAGACACTTCGCTAATCATTACAGTTCCGGTATGATTTGTCAATGGAACTACTGCCTTTGTGGACACATCTTTCAATTCAATCTCACCGTCTTTCTGGTCAAGATACAATTTATTTGATGCGCCTTTAAATCCACGACTTTCAAATTCTTTGAACTCAACTGAGGATAAACCTTGCGCAATCAATGTTTTCATGTGATCCCTTCGGCTTGTTTTTCTCCTGACATCCGGAATAGCATTTCGACCCTTTTCAACCACTGCTTTCAGTTGGGCATCCTGCTTAATACAAATTTCCTTGATTTCCTCAGCCGCTTCCGTTGCTTTAGTTACACCTTTTTGAAGGTTTTCAATTGTCTCAACATACTTTTTCAATTCCTCTGCTGGCAATTCTTTGACAGTATCCTTGAAATCATCCGTAATTTGCTTAACCGCCTCAGAGGTAAGGAAATCTTTTTTCATCGCCTCCATCTTGGCTTCGAAATCCTTAATCAAAGTGGTTTTTGTTGCTTCCATTTCTGCGGAAGTCGTTTCTTTTATTTTTCCCAGAAGTTTTTCTTCTTCTGTGCTTCCACCGCCATCATCGGTGACATAACTGACAAGTAGCATTTTTTGGAAGAATCCAAAGAAAAATGCTAAAAATTGAAATACTTTCATCTTCTACGTTTTAAATGTGATTTAATAAATAATTGTAATTGATTTTTTGAGTGTCCTTTGACGGCTCGGTATGTTTTGAAGTGCCCTCTGGCGGCTCCGTTTTATTATTCTCTAATGTAGGTGTTACCCAATTACTTCCCAAAGGTACTGCTGATCCCTCGATTACCTTCGCTTCCTTCACTGCCCAGAAATAACCACTTTCTTCTGCTGCATCTGCATTGGCAACCATTGGAAAGTATTTTTCCCATGCTTCAAATTCCGCTCCGTAATTGTCATTATTAATACACATGATCAATTGAACATATCGCATGCCAACGGAATGGTTTTTTACATATCCTTTTGCGTATTGACGAAACATGAATTCATTCCTTTCTTTTTCAATACTTGAATCAAATGTAAGTGCTTGGGTTTTTCCTTCAAAATCAACCCCCAATTCAGCCCATGTAAAATCTCTTGTAAAGGCTTTTAATTTTGGCCCATCGGAAATGATCTTATCAAATTTCATTGAATGCTCCTGCAAGTGCATTATCATTTTATTTTCCTTCAGGCTTTTTTTCCAAAGACCGGGAATATGAACATCGCCATGTCCATCCAATAAATTAGATGTATTGATAATTACCAGCACTTCCAGTTCACTAAGATTTGCAATATCAACCGGATCGTTGGCCTTATTTGGATCGTCTTTTGATCTTATGATTTCAGGAGAAAATGAAACGCAATCAGCTTTTTTCATTTCAGCTTTTTTCTGAGCAATAAGACTTGCTTTATTCTTTACAAGGAATTTAAACAACTCCTTTTTTGTACTGAATTTGCTTTCATCAAATAATTCCATGATCACTTTTTTATAAGTTTTCCACCGCTAATCTTTCCCTGCTTTACGGCTTTAAGTTTTTCGATTTCTTTCTTTGTTGGCTTTTCCATAATTAATCATCAATCAAAAGTAGAATATATGATACTGAAAACCCAATTATTGAATCTGGATCTGCTGAGGGGATGAAATCAGTTTTACCAATAAATCCTTGTGGTAGTCTACTATTATTATCCCCCAAGCTTGATCCTGTTGTAGTAAGCCCGAAAATATCCTGAGTCCTTTTTACTTTTCCAAACTCCCTTATCTTCATTGTGAAGGTAGCAAATGCAGCTTGTTTCTTTATGATACTCGTTTTCATTGAATAGAAGTATCCTGTTTTGCCGTTTGGAACTGTGTAAATCCCTTGCAGGGTTTGACCGTTTCCGACACTTACATATCCGCGAACACTTGTGGCGTTATTAGGAACGCCGGCGGTAACTGCGCCATTCACGAAAACATAAACATTTCCGACTAATTCAACTCCATTAGAATTAAATACCCTATTTACTCTCCATAGTGCGGTTGTTAATGCTACTGGCGTTTGAGCATCTGTGCCATCCAATGAAATAACCTGTGAAACATCATTTCCATTTACATCAAGCCCCTCAATTGTCATTTCAATTCCAGCATCTAAACTATCATCTCCTGAAATTCTATCAATATCGGCAACTCCATCAGCGCTAAATGTATAAAAGTTTGCTGCAGGTATTGCTCCATATTCATAAATATCTGCTGTTCCTGTTGGCACTATTGGATTGAACCCGAATTTTCTTACAATTGAATATCCCGGAATATTGCCTCTTGCGACTTCAACTAGAAAATCAGCAACACGCAAATTGCCTGCTTCTGTTGACTTTATATTCTGGAATATACCATTTTGATCTTCGCCTGATAATATAGCTTTGACTAATTCCGCATCATCCTGGCCGCTTAAACTATCAGAAATTCGATGAGAACTTGGCTTTACATAAACGGGTTTAAGTGTGGTTTGCATTCTAAAATAACCCTGATCAACTGCCCCGTTGGTATAGACAATACGCAAATATATTGCTGCAGTTTGAACTGTAAATGTTTTCCCTGTATTTGCTGGTATACTAAATTCATCAGTATGATCCCAATTAATATTATCCACACTCTGTTGAATGCTCAAACCGTCCAGCGCGGAAGCCTGATCTGATTTTGTAGAAACAATTACAATTCCATAATTTAAAGTATTAATTGATGGCCCAATAAACACCTCATCAGCAAGTAATAGTTCGCTCGTAGAATTGTCAACAGATACCAGCCCGTTGATAGCCTCAATGCTGGTTGACTGGCTTTTTGTCACCCCTGCGCCGGATATACGAACTTCATCATCCGTATAAAATTCAACAAATCCCCCTGCAAATATCTGCTGTTCAAATCGAAATACTAAACTTGATCTTTTTGTGTCATCAGCACTAAAATCAATAACTTTTAGCGGCTCCCCTGCAATGCCAAAAATGGTCAATTTTGCATTACTGATTGACGTGTTTGAGCTACCAACACCGAAAACAGATCCAACAACAGGTCTTTTGAATGAAACTGTAAAACTTTTCGGATTAACACCACCACCACCAACCGATGCAGCTATGTTTTCCTTCAGATAATCATTGAATAGATCACATATTTCACCGGTAAAATTACCAATTGAACTTGCCCTCAAATCAATGTCCTTACAATAGACTGAATCACCGTCAGTAGGTATTGGATTCTGAACGTTAAACGGACTGCCGGATTCATCAATCAATGATGTTGATATTCCTGCAAAAAACGGATCCGTGGCTTCTAAAAAATCATTAATATCCGTGTAGTTATCGCCAGGCGTTGCTGACTTTTGGATTTCGGTTACCTCAACATATCCAGCCGGAAACAAAAATAAATTATTATCTTTTCCTTTTATTAAAATCTTGGTTCCATTTACAGCCCTTCTGTAATTCCCTGGGGGAGCCACCGCATCAACTGACGAAAGGATCCCTTCATTGTATACCCAAACCTTACCGCTTTTATAGAATTTAACTTGTCCCATTTTCAGCGGTTTTAGGTTTATTTAAAATCACTGCGACTTGTTCCGGCGTGAAATCCCAAATTCTCTTATCACCACCCTCATAAGTTTCAATTCCTACCTCAGTAAGCCATTGATTATGAGTAACAGCACCGGACATGAATAGTTCTTTCATGTATGCAGACTTTTCACGGTTTGCTTTGGCCGATTGTCCTTTATCCTCTTGGAATATTGGCAAATGAGCAAAACTACCTTTTACTTGCCATTCAGTCTCATTGAGTCCTAGCCATACATTCAGCGCATTAAAATCTTCATCCACCCTCGGAATCACATTATCCTGATACAATCGCTTTACTGACGCATCCTGATTTTCATATGTAAGACCCTTTAAATCCAGTTTCAATAAATCCGTTGGCACTCCGAGCACATTAGCGACAATCATTCCATCATGAACTATTTCATCGAACAGTCCTAATTTTTTTACGTCCTGATCAATCATGCTTACCTTTAATGGCATTGATGTAATAAGGAACTGGTTTTGTTCTTCCAGCGTTCCATATTCACGGATTTCGTCTTGAAGGCCCTTTTTATCTTCCGGACGTAAAGGAACTTTGCCCATTCCGTCCCCTTTTTCGGAACTCAGAATTGCCCTCATTCCTCTGTTTTTGATTATAACATTCCGGCTTTCATAGGCCATCATGATATTCGAAAGAGGGACCCTTAATGCTTCGATTACTGATGTGCCGGATATACGGCCTCTTTTGGACATATAGCCTATTTCCTGAAAATCGGTATTCGGATAATTTTGATGCAGGATTTCGTTTGGCTCAAATGTCCTGCGAAAAGTATTACAATCGAATATCCATTTTCGAATTATGTCGCTTATTTCAAGCGCATCGAAATATCCGCCTTCCAATATGTATGTCATATACTGAGGCCATATGTTTACAAGCGTTTGAACTGAGGCTATATCCAGATTGAAATTATCCGGTGAGTTTCCGTATAAATATGAATTGCCTGCGACATTATAAAAAATAGATTTCTGGTAAAAAAGTTCACGTTTGGATTGTAGCGGATTTGGATTTGCAAATAGCTGGTAGATCTTCTTTGGAATTTTTTGCGTGGTCGATATTGGCTCTAGCTCTTCATTTTTCTTATTCCAAACCTCAATCCTTACGTTTGATTCTGCTTTTGCGATTATGTTTACAGCCGAAAAAAATACCGGGTTTGTGGTATAAACGTCAAAATACTTTCTTACTGTGGATATGTCCAGGTAAGAAGGTCTGTTATTGTAATATGAATAGTTTTGGAATAAATCTTTTCTGCCAGTCGCTGCAGTGCTAATTGGAGAAAGTGCAATTCGCTTTAATATTCCGGATATGGATTTTTTAAAACTGATTAACGCCATTAAAAAGCTAGTTTTCGTAAAAATAGAAAACTAACTTTTTAATTCCCAATACGGGAGCGAAAAATTTATAATTCCCGTTTTGGGAATAAAAAAAGCCAAAGGATCTTTAATTATTTTATTCTCAGTAAATAAACCAATCCTCAGCTTCGCAATCCTCAACCGACGGAGTCCATGTCTGTATTAAATTACTAGGGTTTACGCTCACGAATTGATTGTCATACATGATTTCATCCAAACCATGATGCTTTTGCCTTTCAAGAAAGATTTCTTTAACCGTATCAGGCAATGATGTCATTTTTGGCACGATGTCAATTGACAGTGTTGTGGGTATTTGCCTGAACACAAATTTACCCGGTTCCCATGATGACCGTCCCACCATTTGACCTTCTTGTAATTGATTAACTGCTTCTCCAAAATTCATATTGATATATTTAAGTGAAAAATTAATTGAGGCGGTGGCAGGATTCGAACCCGCGTAAAGTAATCTGCAATCACCCACCTAAGCCACTCGGACACATCGCCTTTATTTATTTTGAATTCAGCTTGATTATTAAAAATTCCTTATCCTTCCTCAAATCCCTGATGATCTTATCTTTTTTGTGATTAAGCGCCTTTAATATCTGATACCACTGCTCGGTTTTTATCCTTTTTTTCTCTTCTTCGGATAGCTTGTTTTGATTCTCCAGATGATATTTGAATTCATCCCTTTCGGATTCAAGAACTCCCATTTCAGTTTTTAGCTTACCAATATCAATTTTCAATGCTTGTATATAATGCCTGGCAATTACAAACTTTTCGAAATCTGACTTCATTTAATTTTTGCTTTCGTCAATGCAATTTTATTTCTATGTTCAACCCCTTTCTGTATTGTATCTGCTGGCGCTGTCATATATGGGCGTACAACAGCCATAGATTCATGCCTACTGATTTCCTTCCCTAAGAATTTGATATAATCATCCTGATTTTTGATTAGTTCTGTCATATTTAATCCAGATTCATTTGCTTTCTTAAATCGCCTGATCAATTCACTGAATAACATATCCGTGTCAGTAATTTCCGGAGGAACACACATCGTATGGCTTTTTCCTCCCGTCTCTGCTAATTTAGAAACTTGATCTTCTGCAAATCCAATAAGAGCATCATTGCTCATTGCGTCTTGCTTTGCTTGTAATTCTTCTGGTGTCATGATTACTTCTTTCTTAATTCTACTTCAATCTCATTCACTGCCTTAATGACCTTATCAGCATCATATATCTTATACGGAAGATTTTTTTTAACCGTATCAAACAGAATCACAACGCCTTTTTCATAAGGCTGCAAATATGATTTGCCAAGCTGTTTGTAATAACCTTCCAGAAATGCTTTTGATCCATACTTAACTATTTCATTTAGAGCTCTTGCCTCAGGTAAAGTAAGTTCTAATGTGATTTTTATCTCCAAATCAAGTTTTGCCTTTATTTTTGCGTCTGCCATATCTAAAACAATCCTAGCTTATAGATCTTGTATACAATTTCTGCCTCATGAATAGCATCGTCAGCCCCTCGGTGTTTCTCCACGTAGCTCTTGCCTGGGAAGAAATACTTATATGCTTCTTCGACTTTCGGCCATTTGTAGCCCCCTCGTTTAGCTGGCAGCTTACAAATGTTAGTTGCTAATATCATTGGACACCTCAATTCCTTTGGAAATATAAACCCCCGATGCTTCATGAATCCAAAGTCAAATGCTTTATTGAATGCCGTTGCTCCCAATGGATAGCTATTTAATATCTTCTGGATATCATCGAAGGCTGAAATCTCTGACGATTTATTCATTTCTAAATTTCGGCAATCATGATCAAAGAACTGATCACCGATATCTGAGTTCTCAAATACCCAACGTTTTTCAACGTCAATCTGCTTTATGCCGGGCTCATGGATAATTTCATCAAAAACGATTTCCGTGTTTCCGTTCATCAGGTCCAGTGCAACAATGCCGACCTCGACTATCTTGTCTTTTTTCGGGCTGAAGTTTGTTGTCTCAATATCGATTATTAGTATTTTTGTCATAATCCCTTATTTTGTTTATACTCTTTTGCGTCAAAATGGATATACCAAATGCCATCAAGTAGCTTTTTGGTGATCTTCCCTTGCTTGTAATCTTTGCACCATCGTTGGATAGTGATTTTAGCTTTGCCGGTTTGCTTGGCAATATATGCTAGTGAGCAATTGTAAACTATATTCCCGTTTTCTAGATTTTGAAGTACTGGCCTAATTGTTTTCATCTTCGATATTCATCCAACTAATAACTGGTTTAATTATTTTTGAAATGTAGGACGTATACCACCCACAAATCCCTTCATCAATTAAATACATGGCTATTGAACAGCCAAAACCTTCAACCTTGACAAGATAACGCCTTGCGCAAGGTTCTTCAATTGGTTCTGGTTCTGGCAAACGTTCTGATGTATTTATCATGTTGCTTTGGTTATTGGAGTTGAAATTGAATACCTCTTTTTTCCATACATAAGTTTTCGAAATACTTTATGGTTGATAAATACTAAAACCTTTTCACCACTAATCATTTCCTCAAAAGTCATTGACTCTTTCACTCGTTCGGAATAGTCCTGTCTAAATACCGAAGCATATGCCTTAGCATATCTCCTTTGATTCTCATGAAATGCATCAGATACATGCGGTTCCCATGGATCACGAACACCAAACAACAATTCTATCGAATCCCAAACTTTATTCCAGAATGATTTTGATGGTGGTGCTTTAAAGGCATCGACGGGTTTTGACTTTCCAAATTTTACCGGAACATCAATTTCAAAAGGTTTGCCGATATTTGATATACCCATGGCTTTCGTTTTATGAAAATTAGATAACGCACCCTTAAACCTTACCTTAGCATCCCTAGTTGATACCCCACCTTCTTCAAATGCTGGCCAAGGCTTTCTTAATGATCTAAGGCAACTTTCAATCATACACGTTATTTCATACATCCATATATCACCTGGATTCTCGACCGGATTCCCATTCATACATAAATCAACTGCCTCTAAAACATTGGGTTCTTTCATGATCTCGAATTAATACATTTTGAATTTATACAATATCGTTTCCCAAATAATCCTAACCATCCGGATCTTGGCATTGAACTTCCACACTTTTTGCAAATAGGATGAATAGGTGGATGTAATATTTTTCTGGCCAATGGTTTCGTCGGTGGATGTGGTAGTACGCGATCCGGATTATGTCGTTCCTCTTTTGGCACATGAGGTATTTTATCATCAATAATCTGCTGCCCGAACTCAATACCTGATTGCATTAATTTTTCCTCTAACATATAAACTCTTTTTTCGAGCTCTCGGATTTCTTGCTTTCGCTGTTGGTAGGAAGTCATTTTTTCAGCTTTTTCACAAAAATATTCACGATTTCAATATAATCATGATCTGCATTTTCTTCAGAAACACGCTTTAAGAATTCTTCCACCTCGCCCAAATAACATCCACACCTGACATAAATCCCTTTCTTTAAATTGAAAATATACGTTTTGCTACCGTTCCTACTTCCGCATCCTGTAAATGATTGAAATGGATACCCTTCTTTTGCCTCTCCAATATCTTCGAAACTACACCCCTCAGCGAAACTACACCCCTCAGCGAAACTACACCC